CTATAACTGTGAATTTATCCTGATAGATGCTTTAACCATTGCAAGCGCTTTGATTGCATGAAGTGGAAACTCGATCGACTGATGATGCTGATTCTGAGAAACAAATTTTACGAATCCCTCTTTTTCAGATCTCTGTAAATATTTGGTGAAAAAGAATTCGTCTCCGTTATGCTCAATATAAGTCAGGTACATCTCTCCCCAAATAATGTTATGGGCAATGTCCTTGATTTCTTTATACATCACAATATCACCTGATTTTAATAGTGGATACATACTATCCCCGGTAATGTATAATGCACCATCACATTTTGGTAGTTTAGGAATCCGTATATAATCTATCGGTATTTGTTTAAGCCGGTTTTTTCCTAGTAATTCAATAACCCCTGCACTCGCCTGTACATCATAAAGCGGAATATTTTGTGTATCCATCAGCATATCTGTTCTTAATTTTCTAACAGTTACCTCTTGCCCTTCGTTTTTAAGCATTTCTCCCTGCCCGGTCAATAACCAGTTTGCATCAATATCAACACATTTTGTGACTATTAATTCATAGTCTATCGTGTTCCTGCTGTGCCAGTTAGATAGCGTATTTGGCTTTATATCTAAGTAACGTGCAAATTCTGCATCATTCTTAAAGTTATAGTGAGATTTTATTTGGCTAAGGATCTGTGATTTACCTGAAATCTCCTTCATATTGTGAATATTTATTTGATTTTAAACACGTTTTGTGTGTATGTTTGTTCCGGCAAGAAAGACAAACTATACCATGCACAAAAGTAAATAAAAAAATAATAAGTGCAACTATCAGGCTATAAACGATCTGATGTCAGATTAATCTTGTTATTACTGATATATACAAATGATCAGCTATTGTGAAAATTATCACAAAACTGTGAGGTAATGCAAAATATTGATCACAAATTGAGGTAAACTTAACATTTGCACTCAATATGTAAGTGAATTAACCTAACGGCTATATAAATTATTAGACATTAAATTATGAATAACTCACCAGACAATAGAGTTGCTTACTATGCGGAAAGCGAAATTAAAGTAATTGATGAATACCACCTGCATTTCTGTAAAATAGGGGAAGGGATAGGTGGTGAAAATACACAGGAACAATTCTATATATACGATACCAGTCAATTAAAAATTATTAAACGAAAATAATATGGAAATGATGAGAATGAACACAACTGAACTAAGCATTATTCAATTGGAAGGAATGCTGGCTGACCGTAAAAAACAGGAAAAGGCCCGGCTGGCCAGAGCCAGGGTGGATTATGAAACTGAGCGTGATACGGACATTACAGAGCTTACAGACGAAGCTGCTATGCTGCATCATATGATAGCCCGGTTTAAGGCCAGGGTACATACAGTAATGGCGATGCAGGCCCAGAAAACTGCAGCATATGGTTTAATCCCTGCTACAAGTAAAGGCGGTTTCAGTCTGACTAATAAAACTGGCAATAAAAGAATCACCAGAAGGAGGGATACGGACCCGGTATGGGATGAAAGAGCGGTTAAAGCGATCAGTCTGATCAAAGATTTCCTGGGCGATGCTGTTAAAAAAAGAGATGTAAAGCTATTTGAGATCCTTTTGAGCTTTCTGGAGCGAAATCAGAATGGAGATCTGGAATATGCAAGAGTCTTTAGTCTGATGCAGCATGAAAACAAATTTGATGATATACGCTGGACAGAAGGACTACGTCTTTTAAAGGAAAGCTATAGTATTACCCTGAAAGGTTTCGCTTATGATTTCAAAATGAAAAATGAAGCAGGTAAATGGGATCGTCTGGAGCTAAATTTCTCCAGCCTGTAAGTCCAGCCAATTATACCAGGAATTCTATCTATTAAACAATCTATGCGCCAACGAGCGCTCTTAAAAAATTACATTGATGGCAAAACAACAATTTATATCTAGAAATCAAGCGGTTAAAGACTATTTTGACGAATTGGTAAAGCAAAAACCCGAATGGCGCCTGGATGCGCTGGAAGAAAAGACGGCGGCTAAATTTTATATCAGTCCGCGTACTGTCAGAGCAATTTTAAAGGGTGAAGGCAATTACGCCAGTTAACCCTCTTTTCCTAAAACCCCGGCGCCTGTTTTACATTCACCCCTTCGAAGGCTGTAAAACAGGCTTTTCTGTGTAATAACAGAAGGCTACAATTCTGTTCTGATGAATAGGTCTAAAAAAACCAATCTTCGAAACCTTCTTCCATTAAAGTGTTTTCTTCTGTAAAACGGGACTCCCTCACTTTTGCCCGGTCGTTTTCAAAATAACGTCTGGCCTCATTTAAAGAACCTGTTTCCTCTTCAGATTTCAACAGATCGAAAACCTCCGGATCAACCCCATCATCCTGTTCATTCCTACTGTGTTCAGACCTGGTTCCAGGCTGCTGCTGTTTCACCATAATTGTGTTTTTAACCGGCTCATCTGCCTTGTTTTTTTTCGTGTTTTTTAAGATCAAATCCTTCATATCAAATACTTTATAATACAAATCTCTATGAAAAAACAGGGGTAAAAAAACTGGTGATCAATGCTTGTATGTGGCTGATACAAAAAATGTTATGAAAGTTACAATGCCTGATTCACGATTTTTTTAGCCCTGAAAAATGATACACCTTTGTCATTGTAAGGACGACAAAATATCAGATGTCACACAAATTCAGCTCAGGTTTACAAGCCTGAAAAATTAGGCTGTAATACATATATGAATGAGAAACATTCTTGTATTCAGACCCATGTTTTAAGCTATTATTTGTATAGAAAGTCGTGGCTTCAAAACAAGATATGGAAGCCGGTAACGGACTCCTTTAATAGGGTTAATTAAACAGGTTCAAATGGCGGGGAGGCTTAGTGCCACCCGCATAACCCTATCCTGATTAGAAACAATAAAAAGAGAGAGATGAAAACACTACCACAAAAATTTACATGGCTTGACAGTTTCGAATCTCCACGAATATGGGTGGAGGCCCGCAGGCATTATGGCCTGCTGGAGATCCCTGGCAAAGACAGCAACCCAAATATTTTAGCATGGGCTAAAGAAGTTGGGGTTTCGGGCTGGTACACAAATGATGACATCCCATGGTGTGGATTGTTTGTCGGAGTCTGTGTACAGCGTGCAGGGTACAAAACAGTTGGAAGTAAGCTGCTGGCAGCATTAGAATGGTCAAAATGGGGCATTGAGGTTGGAAAAGGACAAGAAGGATTTAATGACATTCTAGTATTTAAACGTCCGGGTGGCGGCCATGTAGGCTTCTACTGCGGGGAGAATGACAAAGCCTTTTTAGTTTATGGAGGTAACCAGAGTAACGCAGTTGGTCTGGCCTGGATTGAAAAGACCAGGCTGGTAGCCTGCAGAAGAGTAGCCTTCAAAAACAAACCTGAAACCGTAAAAAAAATAAGACTTAGCGATAGCGGAGCATTTTCAGAAAATGAAGTTTAAAAATCACGTGGCCATTGGAAAATATACAAGAAAGTTTGGAGAAGATCTCTTTGAGAGAGATTGCGCAGACCCCATTTGCTTATGCACTTTATGTGGTTACAATGGTTCTGGTCAGTGTAATTGTGACCGAGCGCTTTGATGCGGGCACAGCAAAAGAAGATTACTCAAGAAAGATTGAACAGCTTGAAAACATGGTGAAAGCTGAAAGAAAAGAGAAAGATGAGGTATTTAAGGCCTATTTAATAGAGCGGTCAGCGAACCTCCAGATACAAAAAACAGTAGACAGTACGGCTATCAGCAGATATAAGTACCACTAAACCCAGAAACCAAAATCAACATAAAACAACCTAAAATTTAAGCTGATGAAACCCTTAAAAACCAATTCGTTCTAATGAAAACAAGAGGATTACAACTGGCATTAATTGCTGCAGTTTCACTGATTGTCTGGCTTAGTTTTAAACTATTCAAACTCGCTCCGCAACCGGCATCTCAGAATGAAACAAGATCCCCGGCACTTATTGATGAAGCAAAAACGGCTGCAAAAATACTGGCAACTGCAGTAGATCAAAAAGGTTATACCAAAGTAACGCTCGAAAGAAAAGCTGCCATCATTGGTGATGGCGACATCAGTAAGCTGCCTATCAGCAAGTCTGTGATGGATAGCTTAAGGCTGGATAACCTGGATAAAACTAAAAAACTGCAGCAGGCTTCCCTGATCAACGCCAACCTGAAGGTTACTGCACAAAGAGCGACCAGTATTATCGATAGTCTTCAAAAGAAGCATTATGTCTATCATGATGATTATTTAACAGCGAGTTTCAGCCTGGATACGACGGGTGGCACTTTTGATATTAATTATCAGATCAAACTGTTAAGGCAGGATTACGCAAAGCGGAAGAACTGGTTTTCTCCCTATGTACAATATACTGATATCCTGAGTCCGGATAAACGGATCTCTATCAATGGCATGCAGTCTTTAACGATTACAGCACCTAAGCCCTCCCGTTTTGGTCTGAGCTTACTGGCCGGCTATTATTACAACCCATTTAAAGGCCAGTTTTCACCTGGACTGGGCCTTGGTCTGTCTTACAACTTAGTAGAATTTTAAACAATAATTAACCCGTCAACATGGCAAAACGTAACAAAGGAACACCTGCGATTAAAGCGCAAAAAGAGACAAATGCCCCAAATGAGGTATTTGTACCGCATCCGGCAGTGGATGTGTATTACCTGACCAGTGATGGCAGCCCATTCTATCTGGAATCAGCTGCACAGGATCATGCTAAAGAGTTAAATAACAAAACAATTCAAAAAATAACAAAAACAAATCAATGAACGGTGTAAAATTCATCAGAGAAAACGGCGGGCTTGCAAGACAGCTTTCAGGCAACGACCACATTAGCGGACTTATTATTTATGGCGAATCAGACGTGCCAACAAGATTAGTGTTATCGGCAAGTGAAGTGGAGGAGTTCGCTTTAAATAGTCCGGTACTGGTTTATCATGTACAAGAGTTCTTCAGGATCAATGAAGGCGCAAAATTATATATACAAAGCCGATTGATGGCTGACTGGATGTATACAGAGATTAAAAGTTTACAGAACCTTGCGGAAGGTAATATCAGACAGATTGCGATTTATGATACCTCTTTATCCATGGGAATGATAAATAGTAATGTCTCTAATTTGCAACAGGTTGCCGTAGAACTTAGTAACCAGAATATTCCTTTAAGTATTTTATTGGCAGGGCCTCTTATGGAAAATGATATTCCTGCTTTATCTGACCTGCATAATTTGAATGCTGACCGTGTAAGTGTTGTGGTTGGTCAGGATATTGGCGGAAAAGGAGATTATTTATCCAGACGAAACGGCATATACCGTGGTGTCTCTTGTATTGGGGCAGTTTTGGGCGCAGTGTCTAAAGCAAAAGTTCAGGAGTCTATTGGTTGGGTTGAGAAACAAAACCTGGTATCTACTGCTTATCCGAAACCAATTGAAGCAACTACAGAAATGGCCAGAGAGCTTGATGTATTAGGTTTTTCAGACGGAACTAAGATCAGTGATTATACACCTGCACAACTACAGTCAATTCATGAAAAAGGATACATCTTCGGTACTAAGTACACAGGAATTGCTGGTTCTTATCTGAACGATAGTTTCACCGCAACAAAATTAACCAGTGACTTTGCTTATATCGAAAACAACAGAACAGTTGATAAGGCTATCAGAGAAGTCAACAAAGTGCTTTTACCAAAAGTTTCTGGTCCTGCTTACGTTGATCCGGACACCGGAAAGATCCAGGCTTCAACAGCATCAGCATTAGAATCTATTTGTGATGATGTTTTAGATCAGATGGTAAGAAACGGTGAATTGAGCGGCTATAAAGTTGTCATCAATCCCGATCAGCCGATCCTTAAAACTTCAAAATTAGAAGTCGTATTAAGACTGGTACCAGTAGGCACCTTAAGAGAGATTACAGTAAAAATTGGTTTAACACTTCAAAAATAAAATAAAAATGGGAATCACATTAGAGCCATTAATTAACGGTAGAGAATATGGATGGGCGGATATTATTGTCAATATCGACGCCGTACCATTAACAGGAATCAGGGCCATCAAGTATGAAGAGGTCATGGAAAAGGAAAATATTTATGGTGCAGGCAGAAACCCGGTAAGCCGCGGTTACGGTCGTATTTCAACAACAGCTTCCATTACACTGCTTGCAGGAACTGTATTCGCTTTAAAAGCCGGAGCACCAAAAGGTCAGTTACACCGTGTTGCGCCATTTAGCATTACAGTAAACTATCAGCCTGAAGCAGGCCCGCTGATTACGCATGTATTAAAAAACTGCGAATTCAAAAAGAATGCTTTTGACTGGAAAGAAGGTGATATGAGCAAAGAGGTAGAATTAGAATTAATCGTTTCACACGTAGTAGACAAGAGTATTTAATCATGGAAAACAATGAAAAACTAATCTGCGGACTTAGTGATGCTCAGATCCTGCAACTTAAAGAAAAGCATGGCTTTTTAATTTTAGGAGAAGTAAAACAGGCTGGTACAACTTACCAGGCGATTTTCAGGGAACCGGATTTCAAAACACTGGAAGCTACAGGAGCAGTAGGAGAGAAAAATGCGATTAAAGGTACGATTGCACTTTTTGACAACTGTGTAATTGCTTCGGACGATGCATTGAGTCAGCGCGACTTTTTAAAGTTAAAGGCTGTAGAATGCCTGGCGCAGCATATGAACTCTTTTAATGTGACCGTAAAAAACTTGTAGGCTCGCTTAATGGCGAGCCGGACAATAGCAAAACGGACACCGGAAGGTGGCAGGGCGATGCATTAATCCGCTCAAACTTCAGTGTCGATCCGGAAAGACTGCAGCTTAGTGAATGGGCAAAATTACATGCCCAGGCACAATGGCTGGAGCGCTGGCGACTCGAAAATCAGGCTGAACTATTCAAAGTGATGTTTGGAGCTTAGGGGTATTGTGTCTCAAGCCGATACCCCGGCTTTTAAATCAGATTCAGTACTGAACAAAAATAATAATTATATCAAATCAACAAAACAATATTCCAACATGGCTGACGGCGGCATTACTTTTCCTATTAATTTCATCACCAATGGCGACCCTGTTTTTGTGAATATAAAAAAAGGGTTAACAGCAATTGATGAAACGATCCAAAAAACGACTAAATCAATTGACGATCTCCAGAATAATTTTCAGAAGGTCTTCTCCTTAACAAAGTTAACATCTGACCTTAATAAGGCTTCAGAGTCATTTAAAAACCTTAAAACTAGTTTCTCCGGTGCTATCCAGGCCGGAAGAGATATCCTTGCGGCGACAAGGGTGCAGCCCGAACAGGCTCAGGGCATTACCGATATCGTAGGCAATTCTGTGGACAGGCTTGGAGCCTTTGCAGGCCAGATGGGTACAGTAACCAGCAATATCGGCGGTGTAATGGGTACAATGAGCGAAGTGTCAGGCAGTATGGGAGAACTGTCTTCCAATATCGGTAACACGATGGGAACTGTAGGCAATCTGATGACAGAGCTGGGTAGTTCTATGGAAAACATGGGTGGTGTTTCCGGAAATATTGGCCGTGTGGTTGGTCACATCGGGGACTATACAAGTACTATTGGTGACACCTTAGGTGGTGTTGGCGAAGTGATGGACACCTTAAGCCAGGGCATGGGTAGTGTAGGCGGACTGGTAGACAGTATTGGCAAGAGTATGGGTGGATTAGGAACAGTGATCAGTACGGTAGGTTCGGGCATAAAAAATATCATTCCTGCTTTAAGCGGAGTGGGAACTGCAATTATGAGCATCCCTGGTATCGGATGGATTATTGCCGCCATCGCCGCTGTTGTGGTAGCTGTTAAATTATTGTGGGATAATTCACAGCGTTTCAGAGAGATCCTCTTCAGCATCTGGGAGGTCGCACAAGCTGTATTTTACAATATTGGCATAGTGGTCAATAGGGTATGGGAGTTGGTTATTAAACCTGTTGCCGCGTTTATCTGGGAAGTTTATTCCGGTGTGTTTATGGCCATTGGAGCATTCATACAAACCGTATGGGAGGGAATCAGCAACGGGCTGCAATGGCTTTGGTCATCTGTAATCCAGCCTGTAGCCATATTTATCTGGGATTTATACACTGGTATTTTTATGGGTATCTGGAATGTGGTTAAATCTGTTTTTACGGCTATCCTTGGTTTTGCCTCTGGTATCTGGACCTGGATTACAAAAACCTTTTCGGGCTTTGCCAAGTGGATCAATGATCTTTTGATTAAACCTATCAGAGAAGCTTTTAGCGGCATTTGGAAATGGGTTTCTGAACTATTCGATGGGATTATGAACAAGATTATGAAACTGATCAAACCTATAAAAGATCTGTGGAATAAGATTTTCTCTTCTGATGGCATGAAAGATCTGAAGGTTGCTGCACAGGAAGGTAAAGAAAAAGGAGCGAAAAGTTTTCAGGACAGTCAGAAAGAAAAAGAAGGGGAATCTAAAAAGGAGAAAAATGCGGCTGGAAAAAATGTCTCTAATGAGACTATGCTCGCACTTTCCAGCTTCAATCTGAAGGCAACACCTGCTTTACCGGCAATGAGCCCGATTGGTGGAGTGGCTGCAACTCAGGTGATGAGTACTGCGGGGCCGGATAAGGCTGGTGCTACTCAAAGCACTGGAAACCTGAATATTACTAAGCTGATCGAAAACCTGAATATCTATAATCAAAACGGTACTACAATGAGCAAAGAAAGCATGGTCACCATGGTGAAAGATGCATTGCTTACTGCAGTGGCAGATTTTTCACTTGTAAAAGCACAATAATATGGAGAGTCCAATTAAAATACAATTACCCAACAATAAACAACCGGCGGGCGGGGCTGCGCAAAACCTGACATTTCGCTTTGGTTCTGCTAAACCCTTTCAGGTTATTAGTCAGCCGGGACCGGATTTTAAAATCCTGGATGACCTGGAAGGTGTTTCCTGGCTGACATCCCTGGCCATACAACACGATTCAATTGCGGGATCTTTTACTTTTGAAGAGTGTATTATGTCTTTAAACCTGGAGAAGACGATTGTTTCTACCCCTTTACAGGGCAGAAACGGAACAATTAAAGAATACGTAACACAAGGTGATTATATCATCACTATGGCAGCTGGTATTACGCAGTATGAGAACAGCAATCTGACACCCGCTTTTACTGAATATCCAACGGATAAAATTAAAGAGCTTAACCGTTATCTGAGCATTAAGGACTCACTTAAAGTACATAGTGAGTTCCTGAATTTCTTCAATATTGAGTCGGTCGTTATTCAAAAATTTTCGCTGAACCAGGAAACACATAGTAATCGTCAGGGGGTATCCATAACGATGCTTTCGGATACCCCTTATGAAATCAAATTAAAACAGGAGAAAGATGTTAAGGTTATGCAGTAAAACTACGATCACTCAGTCTGACGGAGAAAAACTGAGCTGGGAATTTGACGCTCTGGTCAATTGCAGCATTCAAACTGACATTACTACGCTAACTGATACCTGTGAACTGGAGCTGCCCAAAAAGATCTCGTGGGAAGGCAGCAAAAACAAAAGCGGATTACCTATAAAAAAGGGTGATAAAATAACTATAAGGCTTGGATATGATGATGAGTTGAAACTTCGCTTTTCTGGTCTGATTAAAAGTATAGATACCAAAAATCCCATCAAAATCAGGTGTGAAGATGGGATGTATATCCTTAAACAGAAAAAACCAGAACCAAAGGCCTTCAAATCAGCAAAGCTGAAAGATGTCATGAAACATCTGCTGCAGGGAACAGACTTTGATTTTAAACTAATTGATGATGAGCTGAATATTGGGAATTACCGGGTCTGTAAATCTACAGTTTCTGAAGAATTACAAGAACTCAAAGAAAAATACATGCTGACTGCTTACTTCCGCAATATTGACGAGAAAAGCATTCTGTATGTTGGTTTAACCTATCCATTTGACAACCGGAATAAAGTAAAGTTTATAAACGGGAAAAACATCATCGGTGAAACCTTCGAATACCGGGATAATAGTGAAGTCAAGGCGAAAGTTGTCGCAATTTCTTTCAATGAAAAGCATGTAGAGACCAGGGTCGAGATAGGGGATAAAGAAGTCGGAGAGATTATTCAGATCCGTATTGACGGGTTAACGGAACCAGAACTCAGAAAATATGCTCAACAGTCACTGGACACCTATAAAGAGGATGGGCTTAAGGGCAGTTTCGAAGCTTTTGGAGAACCTCTGGTCAATACCTGTGACATGATCGAGATCTATCCTGCAGAAGGTGCAGGTGGAACTTATCTGGTTAAAAAGAATGAGATAAAATTTGGAATCAGCGGTTACCGGCAGAAAATTGAATTGGGGCAACCCATAAATATTAACAAAACCAAGGCATAGACATGAAAGAATTAATACAGGCACTCGCCCGGACGGGCGATGAAATATACGCCAAAATAGGTAGAGTGGTTGCTGTTGACCTCAAAGGAATGACCTGCGATGTACAGCCTATCGATGGCTCTTCAAAGATCCTTGGAGTTCATTTGCAGACCGACAGTGATCACGGGGGCTTTCTTTTAATTCCAAAGGATAAGAGCCTGGTTTCGGTCATATTTATCAATAAGGAGACTGCTGTACTGGCTAATTCGGGTGAGCTGACCAGTGCCACCTTTCAGATCGAAAAAACAAAATTCGAAATGACCAGTGAAGGTTTCCTGCTTCAAAAGGAGCAGGAAACCTTAAAAAAACTTATGCTCGATTTACTGGCAGCGATTAAGTTAATGACGTTCACAACCAATATGGGACCGACTATCAAGCTGATCAACGAAGCCCAGTTTACAGCCATTGAAAACAGATTTAAAAGCTTTTTAAAATGAGTTTAGACCAGCAAAGATTAAAACAGAAAATTAAGACTGCTATCCAGGCCGAGCAGGCAGAAGAACAGAATGCAAATACGTCTTTAGATCGTCTTTCTGAAGCTATATCACAAGCTGTAATTGCCGAAATCAAAGCCCTAAAGATAAATTATACCAGTGGTCTGGTCAGTCCGAACGGTCCGGTAACAGGAACTTTAAACATGACAATAGAATAAGATGAAAGACATTTTAGTAAAAGATGATGATTTGCTGATTATCAAAGGTGACTTTTTAACCGAAGAATCCGATGCGCAGCATGTAGAGCATCTCTTGAAAAGTAAACAGGGTGAATGGAAGGAGAACCCACATGTAGGGATCGATATCAGTCAGGCACATTATGGCGTCATAGATCGCTTTTTGTACCGGAATATCCGTGTTCAGCTTGAAGCAGATGGTTTTATAGTTAAACAATTGGCTATTAATGAAAATGGCGTAGATCTAAACGGAGCATATGAAGGAATATAGAATTTATGAGCAGCAGTCCTGGTGGGATATTTCCATGCATGAATATGGAACTGCTGAATTCGCTACTGACCTGGCAGTATTTAACAATTCGAGCCCGGTAGAAAATTTGGTAGCAGGCAGATTAATATTCCTGCCCGATTACAAACCCGAAAAACTGGTATTGCTCAGCATGAAAAATATTCCGGCGACCGGATTTGACAAGCTTGGAGAAGGAGCAGTAAATAAACCCCAGGGAATAGACTACTGGGCAATCAGTTACGATTTTATAGTAAGTTAATTATGGCAAGAAGCATAGAACAAATACAAGCAGAAATTATACAGGCTAAAGAAGCCGATTCCGATTTGGATGTATTGAACAGTACAAGTAAAGTAGCCATATGGCGTTTGATAACCTTTGTTATCGCTGCTGCTATTTCTACACTCGAAAAGCTGTTTGACCTGCATAAAAATGAGACAGATCTTAAAATCTCACTGTTAAAACCGCATACAGCAAGATGGTACCGCGAGAAAACAAAGGCCTTTCAGTATGGCTTTCCATTGGTTCGTGATGCAGACTATTATGACAATAGTAAAGTGGCAGCGGATCTGGTTGAAAATAGTAAGATTATCAAATATGCTGCGGTAACAGAAGCAGAGGAAGACAGCCGGCTGATCGTTAAAATCGCTACAGAAACGGCAGGGAAATTAGGGCCAATTTCTGCGGCACAAAAAGAAAGTTTTGAAGCGTATCTGTCCGAAATCAGAGATGCCGGAGTAAGAACAAATGTAATCAATTTCCCTGCGGACAAACTTTTTCTGAACATGCGGATTTTCCGTGACCCGTTGCTCATAGACGCAGAAGGGAATAGTATTCTGAACGGGGGCCGGCCGATAGAAGAAACGCTTAAACAGTATCTCAAAGAAATGCCTTTCAATGGTGAGTTGGTCCTTGCCTCACTGGTAGACCGTTTGCAGTTACTGCCTGGTGTAAAGATACCTCATATTGATAGTGCACAAAGCAGCTGGATTGATGGAGATGGGAAATCTAACAATTACGGCACACCACGCGAAATTAATGTACGTGAGATTCCGGTATCGGGATATTTCGAGATCGCAAACTTTAACGGGATAAAATATGTGGTATAAAATAGACTTTAAAAAGCTGGTGGTTCTGGTACTGCCTACTTTTCTGAGACAAAATCTGACAGTAAGTTATGTACAGGCATTGGTTACACCGATTTCTATGTTATATCAGCTTTGGTATGCTAAGAGGGATGATAACCTTTATAAACTAGCTCACAACGGGCAGGTTTGCTATCTGAGAAAAGCACTGAATGATATGTTCGATACGGAGTTAAGGCGTATCTATATTGATAACGGCAACCGGTTTAAAAGGACTTATATCTACACACAGGCCGAAAGTCAGCCCCGCTATCTGAAGCGGCTGTTTCTGCAGCCAAGTTCAAGCTTTGCCGATACAGGTTCTGATTTTAAGGTGATCATCCCCGCAGAACTGAATACACAAGCAAACTACTACCAATTAAACGCACTGATTGATTTTTATAAACTAGCAAGTAAACGATATACAATAGAGACGATATGAACAACATAGATTTTCAACAAACCGGAGGATTTCCACTTGAAACCGATACTTTAAACTTCATGCAGACCAGTTATGCTTCTCTGCAATCTATAACCGCCCTGGGTGGCAGTAATTACATTCTGTCTGGTTGTATAACTTCAGGCAGTACAGTTACTGATGGTTATGTCGTTCTGGGTGGCGAACTGCTGCCTTTCAGAGGTGGATTATTACAGAGCAATATTGTGATCAGAGAAGATACGCAAGCCCGTCCATTCGAAAATGGGCAAAATAGAAATGTATTCTTTACACGTTATGCGCAATTCGGTACTGGTACAGGTGCAGTTGTCTGGGCAAGTCTGCCCCGTCTGATGGATTTGCAGACTGTGACCACAGAGATTGCTAACAAAGCACTTACTGTAGATCTTACAGCACTGAGAAACGAAGTGGAAACGCTTAAAAAAATAGCTGCCCCTTTTTCTTTGGGTGGTGGTATGGTCTTATTCAAAAAACCTTTTGTTGAAATTCCTGTAGGTTGGTCTGAAGTAAAAGAATGGCGTGGGCGATTACCAATGGGCTGGAACCCTGATGACTTTAATTTTAACACAGTTGGACTCAACGGAGGAGCAAAAACACATACTTTAAATGAATCACAATTACCTATATTATCTAACAACAGAGCCGGTCTTCAGCGTCTGTCGAACTGGAATGAGGATGTGACTACCAAAGGTACGGACAGGACGAATGCAGGTACAGAACCAGATTTGATTAATCACATATCATGGCCAGGATCAGGGGCAGAAATTAACCATCTGAATCCATATCGTATTGTCATGTTCATTGAATATACAGGAGCATAAGATGGCGAAACAATCATTATATGCGATAAAAAACTGGTTTAAGACTGGTTTAAAACCAAGTCAGCAGCAATTTTGGGATACCTGGGATTCCTTCTGGCATAAAGATGAGATTATTCCTGCGGCAAATATTGAAAATCTGGATAAACGTCTGGATGAGAAAGCTGATCAACAGGCATTTGCGAGACACTTGACAGATTCGCTGGCACATCAGGCTCTATTAGCATCTAAATCGAATCTGAACCACACCCATAAAATAGATCAGGTCGATGAGTTACAACAGGTGCTAAACGGTAAAGCGACTAAGCAGGATATTTCCTATGCTATTGAAGACTATGATCTGGATTTAAAAAACGGTGTTCCGGAAGATGGTAATACTTTCATGAAATTATACCAGAAAATTGCAGGTAATTTCAAAGAGATTACTGTTGCAGATCTTGCGGAAAGAGATGCATATAATGTTTCTGGTTTACCAATGAATGTCTTTGTCCTTAATGACGGGGATAACCGCTGGGCCTTATATAAAGCGACTACAACTGGAATCAAAGCTTCTTATGTTAAAATAAGTGATCCTGATTTACTGAACGCAGTAATGACTGCAAACCAGATTAAGACTGCTTATGAAAGTAACCCTGATACGAACGCTTTCACTAATGTCCTGCTTGCTAAGCTGAACAGTTTGCAGAATGTGTCCCTTGCCAGTGATGCAGAAGTTCAGCTAACTGCGGCTGTTACGGAGGATAGTAAAGTGGTGAGCAGATTAAAGTTATTTAACTGGTGGGCCTGGATCAAAACACAAGCCCAGGTCATCACTAAACCCTGGACTTTCAACTCTGGAATTATATTAGGAGCAGGAACGACGACGACACCTCCACTGGTTATTCCAGGAGGTTCGCTGACGTCTGCTTTACAAAACGGGGCTATAGAAAGAGATGCGAATGGTGTGTTGTGGAATACTTTTGGAAGTGTAAGAAATCCATTATTGAGTATAGCTACAGTCAGTAGTTTACCGGCGACTGTTCCTGCAGCGCTAACTTTTGTGTATCTCAGCAATGATAAATGTATTTATTACTCAGATGGTGCAAACTGGCAGCTATTGGTAAGGTCCTCAGTGCCTGTTGGTGGGAATACGACAAATCTGATCAAGACGATCAGGCAGGTTACTGCGGATGAATATGCTGCACTTCCAGCTTCTGAAAAGGATGCAAATACGCTTTATATCTCTAAAGGATCACCATATAACGTAATTACTATCCCGCCACCACCACTGCCGGTTATTATCAATATAGGGGATCTTGATCTGACAGATAAGAAAACTATTGAATATGGAAGATTTTATGATTGCCCGGCTAATCATTCTTTGCCAAATACATTGTTTTTTCAATTTACCTGGCATCAGAACAAATCGCAGGATGTTATTGTTCAGATATTCCATTTGAATAGTGATAATACAGAGACCAGGGTTTCAGAATATATTGGGAGAGGCGTTACGAATTGGTATTTTGGAGAACAGTCAGGAGTAAAAATTATTAAATATATTATTAATCCTTTGGGCGTTAAGTCTTTGTATTATGGAATTCCGACTTATCTTTCCCTTCCAGAGCCAAGAGCTTCCAATTTCGAATTGAATAAGGATTATATAAATTATTTTAAAAATTTACAGACTTTAATTTCGGCTCCGCAGGGAACTTTTGTAGTTAATTCAGGAATTCTGGATTGTTCTGCATTAAAAGAACTAATACAGATAAGAACCGATAGTTATATTATTTGCGATGTTAACTCTCCTCCACCTGGAGATAACTTGTATATGAATACGATCTTATTTCATCCTGAAGCTAAGATACAGATATTTCAAATTAGTTTATATGGTAGCCTTCCTGACTCTTTGATTAATACCAAAGCGCAGTGGTGGGCGAAATTTTCTAAAATTCCTGAAAATTTATTGGACACTACTACTATTGCTTTAGATTATTCAAATGTCAGTTCCTCTGAACTGGATAGGATGTTAATAGAATTAGACAAGGCTGGTCGATTTAATGGAAGTATAAAATTTAAGCCGTTTCAAAATAGAAACTGGAACGGATCCGCTCTTGTCCCTGTTAACAGAACTTCTGCCTCCAACGCTGCAAAAGTATCCTTGCTTCAAAAAGGATGGAGTATTCAGATGCCTGAATAAGCTAACAAAACGTTCGATCCTAAAAATTAAAATATTATCAGAAATACGATGGCAAAACAAACTTTAAATGTAATAAAAAACTGGTTTAAAACTGGTTTAAAACCCAGTCAGTTGCAATTTTGGGATACCTGGGATTCCTTCTGGCATAAAGATGAAATTATTCCTGCTGCGAATATCGAAAACCTTGATAAGCGTTTTGATGAGAAAGCCGATCAGCAGGCTTTTGCTGGGCACCTGAAAGATGTTTCAGCACACGGAATTAATAATAAAGTAGATAAAGAAGCTGGTAAAGGTTTATCTGCCAATGACTATACAGATATTGAAAAGCAAAAATTAGCAAGACTTTACAATTTCGACGATACTGATGTGCAGGAACAGATTGATGTTATCAATCAAAAAAATACTGCACAGGATGTCGAAATTGAAGTTGTTAAAGATTTAGCCCTGACTATAAATAGCAAAGAGAACATTATTGCTATTGGTACTAAAAATCAATATTTCCGGGGTGATAAAACCTGGCAAACACTGGATAAAACAGCCATTGGATTAGGTAATCTCCCAACCTATTTGAGTAATTATGGTGCCTTGAAAGCGGGACTGTCTTTGGGGGATTTTTATAGTATAACAGATGTTTTTGGTAACTATATGCTGGCCGTAGCTTCGGTTGAAACTTCTCCACCCCTTATTCTTACTTTAAATATTCCGTCAGATAATTACAAATTGGATCTTGGTACTGAAATATATAGTTATAACGGGATGGAAAACATTTTGGATTATGGAGATGGATATTCGCAAAAGAGTAATAACATTGGGGTAGTATTTGAACATACTTATCTTAAAGCAGGCATCTATAATATCGCATTAATATTAGCAGATTATTCAAATGTTACGGTAGCTTATATAAGGGAGAGTGCTATAACTAAAATGGAAAATTTATCTAAGCTAAATAGTTTGACTTTTCTAAGTATAACAAGTGGTAATCTGGGCTATTTTAACACTGAGCTTCCATCTAATCTATCACGTTTTTATTTAGGCGGTATAGAGAACAAGGATAAAAATAACGAAATAATAACAGGGATTGATATAGATATTTTTAGAAAAAATACTGACTCATACTTTGATCTTGAGATTTCTTATACAGCGCTGGCAGATATTAATTTTAAAGTTGGATTCCCAGGCAGTTTGAAATCAGCAAATTTTAGTTATAATAAGAGCCTGACCCATATTGACTTAGATATTTTTAAGAATTGTACAAATCTTACAAAAATAGAATTGAATGACAATGGAAACCTGTTTGTTGTTAAGTCTGTTTCTAGTTTGCCAAAAGGACTTAAAGAGCTCCATTTGCAAGGAAACAAGTTGACTTACGTTACGGTGAATAATATCTTAATCGATTTAGACAAAATTGAATTCACTGCGCTTACTGTCACCCTAAATAATCAAAACCAGCCGGCAGTGCCAACGGGAGACGGCTTAATTGCCAAAAATAATCTGATTGCAAAGGGCTTTTCTATTATTACTGATTAGTAATTAATCAGGATTTTGGGATATGGAATCACATATCTGACTTTAGCTTACTTCATGAAATTATAAAATGTCAAAACAAACTTTAAATACCATAAAAAGCTGGTTTAATACGGGTTTTAAACCACTACAGCAGCAATTCTGGGATACCTTTGATTCTTTCTGGCATAAGGATGAAATTATTCCTGCGGCAAATATTGAAAATCTGGAAATCCGTTTTGGTGAAAAAGCAGATAACGATTCCTTAACCCGTCATATACACGATCTTAGCGCGCATGGCCTGGATCGGAAGGCCGGTCTGGGAAATCAGAATAACTTCCTTGTGGAGAACACATTTTTGCAAAAGATCCGTACACCAGCAATAAACACTGACTCAGGTATGGACTTTAACCTGGATCAGAAAGCTAAAGTAGCTGCTAAAGGTTTTGCCGGAAAGTTGTCTTTTGATGCAACAACCGGAACATTATCGTTCTCTGATACACCGTCTGCTCAGCAAGCCGCAACTGATCCTGCTTTCTCTGACTCAACATTCAAGGCCACGCAAACTGGTGATTTGTATACATCAGGAATACTAAATACTGCGGGATTAATATTGAATACAAATGAAAGTTTTCATCAGCATATCAGGCCGGCAATCACCGATACAACTGAAGATACTACTCTTTTTTTATCTAAAAATAGTGGAACGCTGGCCAGAAAACAAGATATACCGGTGTTCAGTACGGGAAATAATATCAAGCTAACTGGTACTGCCCCAAATCTGGTCATTAATGCAATAAGCAGTCATAGTGGAGATATTATTTCCCCCACTAAAGTAACTTATGATGAACTGAATGCATTGATCCAAATGAAAAGTCTGGTGCCTGGTAAAGAATATATGATTTCAGATTTCCAAAGCACATTTGTCTATGCAGATCATCGCATATTGGATAATTCTATTCGTGAAGAAAGGCTGTATTATGGCTCAGAAATTTACCACGGGCCAGTTGAACCTTTAATTGTTATGGCTATAACTCCATCCAAGTTTCACTCCATTGCCAGGTCCGGGGAGTACGTAGAAGATGAGGTTGTCTACACCACACAGAATCTAAAAGGTGGAATCCTGGCCTCAACAAAAGGGACTATCATGAGAAGAACTGATAAACTATTAAATAACACAGCAAATTTTGATTACAGAAGAACTAAATTCAAAACTAATGGAGGTGAACCTCAGGATTCTTTATTTCTTGACTCGGATTGTAGTATAAATGCATCAGGACATTATGGCTCAATTATGCCTGTTATAGTCCGCTATATGAAAAACTCAGAGTTATATTCATTTAATGGAGATATTATGAGTTCACTAATAGACTCAAAATTGTATATGTATACTGGAAGAATCTACTCCAGTACAGTGAAGGTTTATAAGTGCTATATTATAGGGCCGGTGTTTAGCTTACAAAGTGATTTTACAGGAATACCATTCAGCCTTAATTATATCACTGCCAGAATCGGACAAGTTAATAATTCTGCTCAGGATAGTCGCGTGCTTATTTATTTGGCGAATAAAGAAAGCTCCACTATCGTTGTAGGGGGAAATGACTATGAGACCTATCTGCAGAAAACTGATGAGACAGGGGTAACTATTGGTGGCAGGATATCTTATCAATGGGGCAACTGATATAATCAATAATAAAATAAAAACTGTCTGAAGACAGAAAAAACGTATAAAAAGGAAGAAAATTAAATGGCAAAGCAAACTTTAAATATCATAAAAAACTGGTTTAGAACTGGTTTGAAGCCGTCTCAGCAGCAGTTCTGGGATACATGGGATTCTTTCTGGCATAAAGATGCAATCATCCCCTCAGGGAATATAGAAAATTTGGATAAACGCTTTGATGAGAAAGCAGACAATGAAGCTCTGAACAGTCATATGCGGGACCTTACAGCTCATGGACTTAACTTAAAGGCTGGTTTAGGAGATCAGAATGTATTTACTGCGGATAATATATTTATCAATAAAATCAAAACGCCGAAGGTGCTGACAGATACAGGAATAGATTTTAATCTCGATTTGAAAAATAAAGTTTTGACTAAAGGATTCGCTGGAAAACTGACCTACGAAAAAGCAGATGGTACTCTTTCATTTACAAGTACTACAGATATTCAGGATGTCTTATCTGATCCTTCTTTTTCAGGTGCGCAGCTTAGAATTAGTGCAGAGGGCGATGCAGAAATTCAAGGGGAGCTGACTGCTGCCGGGGTGTCGTTCAGCTCTTCTGATGCTTTTCATCAATACATTAAACCGACTCAGGTAAACATCACAGCTGATACACAGCTTTTTCTACCTGATTTAAGTGGCACACTGGCCAGGATAGAAGATATTCCTGTAATTAGCGCAGGAAATAATATTACGATCACTGGTACTGCTTTAAATCCTATTATTAATGCTTCGGGTGGTGGTGGTGGTAATGTTCTGGTGCCGGTAACCTATGCGGAGTTAAATAAACTAATCAATAATAGTAGCCTGGTTCCGGAACAACAATATCTGCTCACAGATTTTCAAAGTTCCATGACTTATATTGCACACTCATCCCAGGATGGATATGACTCCATATCTTATGGGTCAAAAACTTTTTCAGGAGACGTAGAACCTTTGATTATAAAAGCTTTGAAAAAAGACGCGATCTTCACTATAGCAAAATCAACTGTCTATGAGAATGATGAAGTTTTCTATACGACAAAGAATTATAATAATGGATTGTGGGCTTCTACTAAGGGCACAATAATAAAGAGGACTGATAAAAAACTGAATAATACTGCTAATTTTGATTACAGAGTTACCAAATACATTACCAATGGAACTGGAGAACCATTACCTGCTCTGAACCTCATAGAAAATTGCAAAGTTAAAGCGGAAGGTAGTTATGGACAGGTCCTGCCACTGATCATTGGTGAAATGTCCAATTCAGAGTTTACTTCTTCCGAATGGAATATGATTAAGTCATTACATAATTCAAAATTAAACATGGGATATGGATGTATAATTTCAAACAGGATTTATGTATACGGTTGCGAAATCTACGGATCTCTGTTTCAAATTTATTATGTTCAGGAAGATACGTCTCTTTCTTACATTTATTCGAATAGCGGTCAGTATAATTATTATATTCTTAATGATTTGATCATTAAATATTTAGCTAATAAATCCTATCCCTCTTACGTTGTTTATAGTGAAGGGGAGTTCTACCTTCAGAATAATAGTGTGAATGGGGTAACTACAACAAAACTAGCACAGTATTAA